GGTGAATGGGTGCATGGCTTTTTTCAGGATGGATACAATTCACAGATGCCTGTTGTTACAGGAATTTTTGTTGGTATTCAGTCTGAGCAACCTAGTGTTGATGATGGTTCTGTTGCCAAGATTGCTGAATTAGAAAAACAACTAGCAACATTGAATTCGACATTGTTGTTGATGACTGCTACAGGCGGACAAAATGCTACTGCCGTAAGACAGATACAACAACAGAAAGCAAAAATTGCGGCAGTTCAAAAACAAATTGATGACTTGAAACATGTTGTTGATTCTAAACCACAAAGAGGTTTTCGTGATAGACGAAGCCAGAGACAAATTGCCGCTTCTCCTAATCCACCATCTGGTGTGAAAACTGAACGTTATAACGAACCTGTTCTTCCTGCACTAGCACGTGGTATCATCACTAATACTGGTATTGAAGTGTCTAATGCAAATAGGGAGCATGTTTGTGATTTTGCGTTATATGTTAGATATGGAATGGCTGGGGCTAGAATTGGAACAGGACAAATTGCACAAGCGATTCGCACAGCAATACAGGCGGTGATGAAAGCACTTGGCTCAACTCCAGGTGGATCAGCATTAGCCGAGCAAATTAAAACATTCGCTAGAATGATTAAACGTGCCGCAGATATGTTGAAAGAGATAAATGATTACATTACCATATTTACTGATTATGTGAAAAAAATAAACGCATTGATACAATACATTTTGAGTTTGCCTGAGAAGTTGCTTGCTATGTTTAAGAAATGTTTAACTGAAGCATATGCAGAATTGGCTGAAGGAATGAGATTGATTGTTGCTGATTTTAGTGGCGCAGGTAATACAGGAAGTGCATTCTCTGAAGTATCATCAGCCGCCTCTGATGCAATATCTGCAACAAAAGAATTGTTGACACAAACAGCAAAATTATATGCCGCACCAGCGACAGTATTAGGCGCTTTGGCTAATCCAACACAACCTCTAACTGAGGCTGAGGCAAAAGAATTGGTATCTGGTTTATTTCCTGATTCACAAGAACACAATAGTAATTCATATTCAGGAGCATTAGTATAATGGCAACCGATCCAACCACATATTCATGGACAGAGCCTGAATCTGCATTTGCATCAAAGTATCCATACAATAATGTCACAGAAACAGAATCTGGACACTTTCAAGAATGGGATGATACTCCTGGTGCAGAGCGTATTAGAACACAACATAGAACTGGAACTTTTACTGAAGTTCAACCAGACGGAACACGTGTGAATAAAATTGTTGGTGACAATTATGAAATCGTTGCAACAAATAATTATGTGAAAATCAAAGGTTTCTGTTCCGTTACGATTGAAGGTGATAGTGTTGTGAATGTTAAGGGTGACAAGATTGAACGTATTGAAGGCAACTACTATCAGGAAATTCAAGGTGATTTTGAACAAATGGTAAAGAAAAAGATTCGTCAGACTTCTGGTGATAATATTAGCATTAATGCTGGTGGCGGAACACTAAGAATCGTTGCTAAAGATGAGGTTGATATTTTATCTGATTTGGAAGTTGATGGTGGTATTGCAGGTGAATCTGTATACTCACGTGGTGCAGTTACTGCCGGTACAGGTATTCATGCTGGTGTTCCTGGCTCAGCAAATCCTGTTGCAGGCATTTCCACATTAGGTGGTGTCTCTGCTGGTTTCCCATCCGCAGGCGCACCTGGCGTTGTGAATGCTACAGTTAGTGTAAATGCTCCATTAATTGCTGGTGTTATCACTAAAGATATTCGTGGTACTATGGAAGCCATGCGTATGTCATATAACATGCACACCCATCCAACACCAAAAGGACCATCTGGTCCACCTCGTCCATTGATGTAATAAATATGCAATTAATTACGGAGTTATTATGAGTAGTGTTTTTGGAAGACTGGGTTTCAATTTTGATACTGATGCATTCGGTGATGCACAGTATTTGACCTCTGGTGCCCTGAAGACACTAAATGCGGCTCCTGTGACTATTCCAGATTGGCAAATAGATGCACTGGCTGCAGGTGCAGTCAATAAAAATGATTTTGTTAAAAATCCACATGTGGGCGTTTGTGCAACGTTGACTTCTAATGTGAATGCCATAAAAGCAATCACAACAAATGATCCTGCAAATAATTTTCCATTAATTTTGGATACATCATATGTGCAGGCGATAACCACAGCCGCAAATAATTATATTATTGAATTGTCTGCATTTAAGTCACACACAGATAATATCTCTGGACTTGGTGTGGAATCTGCTAATGCGATGTCCATTCCAGACTACGATTTAGCCGTTTCTGTTGGCCAGCAAATATTGAGAATCACCAATGTTAGTGATGGAGTTTCCAACAGTACACCTATGCTAGGATCATTTACAAGTTTGTTTATTGGTGATGAACTGGCTGCAAACAATACCACAATCAATCAGGATTATGTCACAATCAGTTCTTTGGTTAGACCAAACAACATGTGCTATTTGAGTCAGGCTCAGGCTATCACGATTGCTAATCATATCAATACGGCAAATAGTTTGATTAACACCAGAAGAACACATGACTGGAATTTCTATGCGAAATCTGTGGAAATTGTGAATGACTATCTGGTTTTAGATAGATTCAATAATCTAGGAAACACACAAACTTACCTAGTAAATAATTATATTGGAACCGAGACACTGGTAAATAATCTGGCAAATACTTAATAAATAACAGATGGCAATAATTCAAGCAAACAAAGTCCGTCAATATAAAGACCTAGACCTACGTTTTACCGCACATCCTGTGAAAAAGGATGTGACTAAACACGTGGATGAAATGGCAGTTATCAATTCTGTTAAGAATTTGATTTTGACGAATCATTATGAAAGACCATTTCAGCCCGAGGTTGGATGTAATATTCAGAGATTGTTGTTTGAGAATATGGACAACATCACCGCTTCCGCTATTCAGCGTGAGATTCTCCAAACAATCAATAATTATGAGCCTAGAGTTATTGTGGAAACCATTCAGGTTTCTCCAGATGTGGACAAAAACTCTTACAGTATCGGTATGCAATTCTACATCGTCAATCGTACCGAACCAATATCCATACAATTTTTCTTACAAAGAACTAGATAAAAATGGCAGACCGCTTAAACGTAACCGCACTTGATTTTGATACAATCAAGACAAACCTAAAAACATTCCTAAAGTCACAATCTGAGTTTCAGGACTATGACTTCGAAGGTTCTGGTCTAAATGTCTTGATGGACATTCTGGCATACAATACTCACTACAATGCATATTACTTGAATATGATTGCCAACGAATCTTTTTTAGATTCTGCTGTGTTGCGTAACTCTGTTGTTTCACATGCTAAACGCATCGGATATACACCACGTTCGGTGGCTGCACCTAGAGCGATAGTAAATGTTGTTGTTGATACTGGTACTGGTGGCTCAGGAACTCTAACTCTTCCAAAGAACTACGTCTTCATATCAAATCAGATTGATGGTAAAGCATATAACTTTATCACACTAGAATCAAAGACTGTAACAAAAAGTGGCAACACATTCACATTCACTTCAGTACCAATCTATGAGGGTGAATATGTGACATACAGTTTCAATCATAGTAGAAGTTCTAATCCCAAACAAATTTTTACAATTCCTGATGTGAATGTTGATACTAGCACATTAGCAGTTTCTGTTCGTCCATCTTCATCTAATACTGACACTACAGTTTACGAGTTATCAACTAATAAATTGGAATTGTTGCCTACTTCCGAAGTATACTTCCTGCAAGAGGGACAGAATGGACAGTATGAAATTTACTTTGGTGATGATATTCTCGGTAAAAAATTAAATGACGGTTCCGTTGTGACTGTTGAGTATCTAATCACATCTGGTCCAGCATCCAATAAAGCAAACAACTTCATCAGTTCATCAAGCATATCTGGTTTTTCCAACATTGATGTTAATTCAATCAGTGGTGCATCTGGTGGTGCTGTTCGTGAAACTGTGGATCAAATTAAGTTTGCGGCACCATTATCTTTGCTTGCACAAAATCGTGCCGTGACTAAGAACGACTACATTCGTTTGATTCAACAAAAATATCCAGCATTTGATGCAGTAAACGTTTGGGGTGGAGAAGAACAGAATCCACCTGTTTATGGTAAAGTATTTGTGGCTGCTAAACCTAAACTTGGTTTTGAAGTCACTCAGACTGAAAAAGAATATGTTAAACAAAACATTCTGAAGCCAATGAGTATTTTGACTGTTGCGCCAGAAATTGTTGATGTTGATTATAATTACTTGACCGTGGAAACAACAGTATTCTACAACAAAGCAAAAACAACATTGAACGATTCTGTGATTAAAGATAACATTAGAACACTAATTCAATCTTACTGTGACACTAACTTAAACAAGTTTAATAGTTATTTCAACTATTCTGGTTTAGAACAAACAATTTATAACTATGATAAGTCAATTATTTCCGATGATGTTGAATTGTATGTTGCAAAGAAATTTAGACCAGTTCTAACAAATAGTGATTCGTACACACTGGATTTTGGATTTGAACTAAGTCGTGGCACAACAACCGATAACTTCTATTCTTCTCCAGACTTCACTATGATTGATGAGAATGGTGTATCACGCCAATGTTTCTTTGAGGAAATTCCATCATCATATACAGGTTTGGAATCGGTGACTGTTACAAACACAGGTTATGGTTACACATCTACGCCAGAAATTGAAATTATTGGTGATGGTCAAGGTGCAACGGCTGTTGCAGTTATTGTTAATGGCAAATTGTCCAGAGTTGATGTTACAAGTCCTGGTATTGGTTATACTACCGCTGCCATTCGTATTGTTGGTGGAGGCGGTGTATTGGCAGAAGCGACAGCAGTTCTTGAAGGCAGATATGGTCAACTGAGAATTGCATACTATAAGACTGATGAAATCAGTAGCCAAAGCACAAAAGTTATTATTAACCAATCAAAAAATAATGGTGTTGCCGGAACTATTGATTATGTTCTAGGTAAAATCACTATCACAGAATTTGCTCCAGTTGCAGTCAATAATGACTTTGGTGATATTCTATTACATTTCAGACCAGCATCCAACATCATTCAATCTAAGTTGAACAAGATGTTGGTTTTGGATGCGGATGATCCAACAGCAATTATTGTTAAGACGGTACAAGTTTAATGCAAGAAGTTCTAACATCTAAACTGGTAAAACAACAACTACCAGGATTTGTACGTGATGACTATCCAGTATTCGTTACGTTTTTAGAGAAATACTATGAGTGGTTGGAAACAAACAATCAAGTTTCCTATGAGTTGGACGCACTTAGAAAATCCACAGATATTGATACTGCGGATGATTACTACATTGAGCAACTACGAAAAGATTTATCACCATATTTTCCAACAGATATTGCTGGTGACAAGTCACTATTTCTGAAACTGATTAATGAATTTTACAAGTCTAGTGGAACACCAGATTCTGTTAAATTCCTTTTCAGAGCATTATACAATGAAAATATTGATATCTATTATCCAAAAGAAGACATTCTAAAAACTTCTGATGGTAAATGGGTATTGCCTCTTGCACTTAGAATTGACACCGACGATAGTAATATTTTCAATATTGAGAAGAGTATTCTCACAGGACAAACTTCCAAATCAACTGCATTGGTAGAAAGAGTTGTGCGTTCGGTTGACAGACAATTGGGTATTGTCTATATTGAGGTTTACGTTTCAAATGTTGAAAGACTGTTCCAAACCGGTGAAACTGTAACTGCAACATATAACAATGGTGTAACGGATGTTACAGTATCGGGTCGTTTGATTGGTGCGTTATCTGAAATTACGATTGATCCTCAAAACAGAGGTCTATACTATAATGCATATGATGCAACAACAGGATATGCTGGTGATCCGGTAACCATTGTTGGTGGTTTGAATCCGAATTCAAACACTCCTATTGGTGCTATTGCATATGTTGGTGAAACAACAAAAGGTGGTGTAACTGATGTTCTTGTTACAAACGGTGGATTTGGTTTCAGAAGTCCTACGGAATATGCAAACTCTTCTATCTTCCGTTTCATTGGTGGTTTTGATAATGCGCCGTTGGGTACTGAAGCGACAGCAAAAATTGATTTGTTGGACAAAACAGAATATCGTGTGATTAATGTTTCTAGCACAATGATTGAATCAATTTTTGATGACACAATTAATTCCATGAATGCTAATACCATTTTGGAAGTTACCAATCTACAAACACTAAATCTTTACTCTATTGCATCCGCTTCGTTGATTGGTCAAGGTGGTGGATATAGAGTTAAACCAACAACAGATGTTTATAGTCTATACATGGAAGATGAGGATGATGTGTTGGTATTGACACCGGCAAACATTCTTAAAGATACAGACTATATTACAAGTTCAACTGTAGATTTAACATCATCATTTGAAGTTGGTGATTTGGCCAGAATCTCTTTGCGAAACCGATTTGAGGCCACACGTGTTGTTACAGCGGTGACTTCAACAAGAGTAACTTTCAGCCAACCATTCTCCAATGATATCACAGGAATAACTTTATATAAGATTATGCGCCGTGATTTGAAGAATCTAGGTTCACTAGGCAGAATCGCTATTAATGATCCGGGAGATGGATACGCTGTTGGTGAATATTTGGTATTCACGGGTGGTGATGGTTATGGAGCCAACGCTAAGATTACAGAGGTTCATGCAAATAACGGAATTAAGAAAGTTGAATTCCAAGATACCGGTGATTACATTATAGGTGGAGAAGGTTATTCTGGTGATGCTCTTCCAACTATTACTATCAATACTGCATCCGGTGCAAATGCAGAATTGACCATTACTGAAATTAATGGTAATGGTGAATCTTTTGATTTGTCAACATCCAGAATTGGATCCATCTCTAAATTGAGAATCTATAGTTATGGTTACGATTATACTGACACCCCAATCATTTCGTTGAGAAATGCCGACTTGACTGTTGCAAATGTAACATCAGGTCAACTATTCGTTTCTAACACAAGTGTTTACCAGGGTGTGTCTAATACCAATACAACGTTTAGTGCTAAGGTAGATTCATATGTTGCATCCACCGGTTTCCTCAGATTGTTTGACTACAAGGGAACACTAGACAAAACTAAACTTTTGATTTCTGATGACGGCGTGACTTCAGCGAATGTTGTGTCCGACATTTATTATGGTGACGGTAAAGCGAAAGCGAATGCTAAATTTGAGAATGGTTTGATTCGTTATCCTGGTATCTATTTGAATACCGACGGACAGATTAGTGCGGATAAGAGATTGCAAGATGGCAACAAGTATCACAATTTCTCTTATATTATTAAATCTAAAACTGATTACTCTAAGTTCAAAAAGCCATTGCAGGATATCGTCCATCCGCTTGGCACAAAAACCTTCGTCACAAGAATTGATGATAATACTGAAACCGTTGCTTACACCAATGATACAATTTCTATAACATATGAAACATTGGACGACACATTCAACGTTTCATACGGAGCAAACTCCATCGTTTCCACAAACAGTTCTGCCAATTTGACCAGCACAGTCAATGTAGGAGACACAATTATTATGAGTGGATTGTCAAGAACACTCCAGAATACTGTGAACGTTGTATCTGGAACTAACGCAATCTTCGGCCATGCAAATAGTGTCAACTTTATCAATGACCTACAGGAAGGCGATGTGATTTACTTGTCCACAGGAAACACCGTAACAGTAACACAAGTTGCCAATTCAAATTACGCTTATGTCAGCGCAAATATTAATGTCACTTCTACGGCTGCTACAGTAAATGTGGTATTCAATGAGACTGTTATCGCAAATACAGTTAATGCAAATACAATTACAGTTAAGACAACTATTCTAGGAAATGGTAGATTTTTAACTGCCAACGTTGGAAAAGTTAGATAAATAAAAACATGGCTGCTTTAATTACAAAAAACTTAAAAATTTTATTGGCAAAACAAATCTATAATTTATTGGATTTGAGTGCCAACTCATATTTGCCAGATGCTAGAAAATCATACATCTATGCATTTTTAGGAAGAAATCTTCCGTGGAATTCCGGTACGGAAGTTGCGCCAACACCATCAGATAGTGATAATGCAATTAGTGAATATTTTCGCAGAGGTTCTTTTGCGAAGCAAGTATCATTGGAAAACACATCATTGGTCGTTGACAGAATAAACTGGACATCCAATACTGTTTACAACACATATCAATCAAGCACAAACTTTTATGTCCTAAACTCTAAGGACCAAGTGTTCAAGTGTCTTGCCAACGTGGCAACGAATATTGCATCCACAAGTGAACCTGAGTTGACACTTTCAACAACATCACTTGAAGAACCTTATGTTGAAACCGCCGATGGTTATAAGTGGAAATATTTGTACACATTAACTTCCACTCAGAAACAAAAATTCTTGAGTGATGATTGGATGCCAGTCACTTACAATAAGTTCGTAAGGTCAGCCGCAGTCGGCGGTTCTATTGATATTGTTACAGTTACAAATTCTGGAAACAATTACACAGATGGCACAGTTCAAGGTATCATCACCGTGGACGGTGATGGCTCCGGTGCAGTTCTTAAGGCGAACGTATCCGGCGGAAAAATACAAGATATTGTTATCCAGGACAGAGGTTCGGATTATACATATGCCGATATTATCATAACAGACGTTGCTGGTGGTGTTGGTACATCAGGTGCAGCCACTGTTTCAATTGCTCCTCATGATGGACATGGATATGATCCTGTTTATGAATTGAGAGCCACCACGATTATGTTTAACGTTGAGTTTGACCAAAGTGAGGGTGGCGCATTACCGACAGATAACGAATTCCGTGAAATTATTCTATTACAGAATCCTAAAGTGGCAGCCACGGGCGCAAGCGCTACAGGAACAAGTTATACACTATACACGAAAGTTAAAGTATCACCTGGTGTTGGCGACTTCAATAATGATGAGATTGTGTATCAAGGCGCAACATATGAAGAAAGAACTTTTAGTGCTGAAGTTATTTCGTTTGATGAAGTTCAGAATCAGTTATACCTAAATAATGTTCGTGGTACTATTCAATCTAATCAAGCAATTAAGGGTTTCAATACAGGTGCTATTCGTGTTGTTAACTCTGTTACCGGACCAACACTAGATTTGTATACAGGAAAAATCTTATACATATCTGACAAATTACCAATTACAAGAGACCCTGCTCAGACGGAAAGAATCCGTTTCATCTTGAGTTTTTAACGAGAAATAAATGACAACTCTATTCAATTACGATCCATATTACGATGACTTTGATGAAGATAAAAACTTCATGCGTGTTTTGTTCCGTCCTGGTTATTCGGTTCAAGCACGTGAGTTAACACAACTACAAACAATTCTTGCCAATCAGATTGAGAAATTTGGTAATCACATCTTTAAGAGTGGTAGTCCAATTATTGGTGGTAAGATTTCTTTGGATAGAAAAGCGAACTACATCATTCTAGAAAGTCAATATAACAATACAGACATTGTTGTTTCAGACTTTTTGGGTAAAACAATCCAATCATACAATTCCACAAAGAACGTTCGTGCTAAAGTTATTGCTGTGGACACAACCACAGCAAATCCTGTATTGGTAGTTAAGTATTTGAGTGGTGATGTTTTTGCAGAATCTGATGAAATTAAAATCAGAGGACAAAACATTTTTGCACAACTTAAAACTACCAATGCAGTTGGTGGTTCTTTCGTTGCAAGTTTACAGGAAGGTGTTTACTACTTCAAAGGACAATTTGTTAAAGTTGTACCACAATTCTTGGTAGTTGAATTGTTCTATCGTGTTGGTTATGGTTCGTCAACAATCAATTCTAAGCCGTCATATAAGATTGGTATTGAATTTACTGAACAAATCATTGATGAGATTGATGACACATCGTTGCTTGATCCTGCACAAGATGCATTTAATTATCAAGCACCAGGCGCAAATCGTTTCCAGATTGAAACAGCACTGGCTAAACGTACACTAGATTCCGCAGACACATCTTCATTCTTTGAAATTATTCGTATCGTTGAAGATGTTAAAACAAAAGAGATTGATTATGCAATCTATAGTGAAATTGAAAAGACACTAGCACGCCGCACATATGATGAATCTGGTAACTACACAATTGATCCTTTTGTAATTTCGTTGGAAGAAGGCGATTCTGCTAACGGTAAATTCAATGTTGTTTTGGATCCAGGTAAAGCATATGTTGGTGGTTATGAGTTCGAGACTATTGCACCAACTACAATTCAGATTGATAGAGCAAGAGAAGTTTCAAATGTAACCGATTATGACTTGCCTACCAACTATGAAAGTTCGGTAGTATTGGATTCTGTTCGTGGTACATTAGATATCACAACATTCCCATCATTGGACATTCATTGTGTTCCACACGCAAGTATCAACTTGTCAAGCACAACAACATATAATGCAACGAAGATTGGTACAGTTCGTGCTGATATGATTCGTTATAATGATTCGACAAATAATACAGACGGAACAACACATTCTTTCACAGTCAATACATTTGATGCTAATACAGCACCTATAACAGGGACAGTACCAACAGGCTCAACAACAACAGTTATTAATTTGCCTGCAGGATTTCCAAATAGTATCGGCAATAATGCATATGCTAATATGTATTTCAGAATCACTTCAGGATCACTATCTAGCGATACTGCAAGATTGATTACATCATCCGATGCATCTGCCAGAACTATTACACTGGGAACAGCACTTTCAATGATACCTAGCGTTTCTAACGGAAATTCATTCTCTATTGAATCTGACTTCCGTAATGCAGAATCTTTGGTATCTAGCGATGGCACATACCTTGCGTTTGGTGGAAATATCAACTCCGATTCTAAAGAAACATCTACAGGATTCGCTTATATCAGCGAACCAAAACGCTCAAGTCTGGTATTCAATACACCATATCAAGCGATTAAAGGTTCTACTATTTCTAATATGGACTTATATGCTAGAAAGCCATATTACAATAGAACAACAAATCCATCAGGAACAATCACAATCAACGCTGGTGGTACAGATACATTTGCATTCGCCGGAACACCAGGTGTAATTTCAGATACACAAATTCTGAATAACATTATCTGTTTCGTGCGTAGCGGTACAACAAGCAACACACAATATGGTATTGCCGCCAACACAATTCTAAGTCTTGCTAATAATAATTTTACTGTTACAGCAGTTTCTTCAACACAGTTCACAGTTAACTTGGTAGTTCCAAACGTTAACGTTGACTTCTTGATTACAACAAAAGTTAATAACGCTGAAAATGGTTCGAACGGTTCTACACGTGGTAAACAATTAATTCCACTAACAACTGGTGCGGCACTTCATGCTAAAGTTCCATATGAAATGGGTGGTGCTGATACACTAGCAGCCGCAAACACTTCTGGTGCAGTTACAACATTTAGTGGTGGTTCAATCTTCACATCAGTTGGTGCCACAAACTTTGATGGTGCGTCAATTTTGACTGACCTTAGAACACCAGGTAAACCAGTTAGTTTACAAGTTCCTGATGTATATGAGATTGTTGGAATTTATGATTCCAAGTCAAGCACATCTAATGTGACAACTGCTATGTTAACTAGCGCATACAACATCACAGATAGATATGAGTTTGATAATGGTCAGAGAAAAACACATTATGACCATGCAACAATTAAGTTGAAGCGTGGTTACTCTGCACCAACTGGACGTGTTTTCGTTCAATACAAATATCTAAGACACATCTCGGCTCCTGCTGGTAGCGGTGATGGTTTGTTCACAGTAGATTCATATCTACAAACAGGTTCCAATTTCACATATTCTCAAATATCAGAATTTGCAAATGCTGAAGAAGGAACATTAAACTCACTACGTGGTTCATTTGACTTTAGACCTACACGTGCTATTGGTGGTTCTACACTTTCTGGTGCTTTGAATCCTGAGCCATTAGAACAAATCACAATGGACTACGACTACTACTTGTCACGTATTGACCAAGTTGTTGTTAAACCATCAAAAGAGTTTGCAGTTATTACTGGTAAGTCAGCCATCACACCTCTTGCTCCTCCAGTTAAGCAAGATGATATGTTGATTTACACATTGAGTATTCCTGCATACACAGAAACAGTTAAAGATATTCGTGCAGATTTCAAGAATCATCGCCGTTACACAATGGAAGATATTCAAACATTTGACGATAGAATTCGTGGACTTGAATATTATGTTTCATTGAGTTCATTGGAAAAAGATGCGGCTGCAACCAAAGTTTTGGATAACAATGGTCTTGAGCGTAGTAAATATGGTATTCTTGTTGATAACTTCAATTCAACAACAAATCAGGCTACAGTAAATGATGTTGGTAACGATAATCGTAACTTGATTGATGCCGGAAGATTATATCCAGCATCACTAATGCGAACTGTTGCATTGAAAGCAAACACATCTTCTTCGTCCGGCTCAGCAACAATTGTTGGTAGCGGAACTAAAAAAGCAATGATGGTTTCATACACACAATCATTGTTTGCATCACAGCCATATGCTACAAAATCATTGCCTATTGCAAATGCATTGTTTGCTGGTTTCAAGGGTTCCACAAAACTATTCCCAGAATTTACTGGTGATGTTGACAGTAGTGTTACCGCTAAAGTTACACTAAATTCAAATCAAGGTTTTGAGAATGCATTCAACTTTATTAATGATGCATTCAAATATATCTCCGATAAGCAACAAACTTGGGCTGATGATAAGGATAGTCCTTTCGCAAAAATTGCCGATAGTAAATGGTATAAAACTATTCGTGCTACCGATGAGGCAGCCGCCAAACAAGTTCATATCGGCGGAAGAACTTATGGTATGTTGGCACCAATTAATGATTACACATATCTGAGTGCTGGCGCAGAATTGAATCAGAAACAAATTTCAACTTCAACATCACAAGTTGACGTTGGTTCATTTGTGACAGATTTGGCTATTCAGCCATACATGAAGTCTAAACAAGTATTGTTCTCTTCACAAGGATTGCGTCCATCTACTGTGATGTATTCATTCTTTGATGATACTGACGTTAACAAGTATGTTGTTGTTCCTAACAGAGTAACATTGAATACCAACACAACACTGGTAACAGGTGAAGCCGTTCTAATTGCAAACACAATTGCAGATTTGACAGCAAACTTAGCCAGTTTGATTACTGGTGGAACATCATACTCTCCAGGTTTCGTTGTTGTAAGTGAAGTTGGATCAGCCAACGTTTCATTGATTAATGAGACAGGCAAAACACTTGCAGGTAAATATGTCTATGGTATTGATAGTGGTAAATACTATACAGTATCAAGTGTTGTTGAACACCGTTCTGGTGTAGGTAACATTTCTGGTTCAACTATCGTGTTGGATCAAGATGCTTCTACAACAAATGATTACTATAACGGCAATACAATCTCTATCATTCACTCTTCTTCAAATGTGGAAGGTATTGGTGAACAATACACAATTACTGATTACGTTGGTTCAACAAAGACTGCAACATTGTCTGGTACACCAGCAACTACAGGTCTTGTAACATACAGCATCGGAACAAATAGAACAAACAAACTTGGTCAAGTTGGTGGTGCATTCTATATTCCTAAAGCAACATACCGTTCAGGACAAAGAACTTTCCGTGTAACAGAATCTTTCAATAACACATATGATGCTGATGCAATTTCATATGCAGATAAAGTTTATGTTTCTTCTGGTATTACTGCCAACAAGACAACATTGGTTGATACTGTTCTAAACGTTGATGTTGACTATAAGATTGTTGGTACACAAACTTCAAATAGATTGGTAAACACTAAACAAGTTGGTAGCGAAGTTCTTTACACATGGAACGTTGATCCACTTGCACAAACATTCTATGTTGATCCACAAGTATATCCATATGGTATGTTCTTGTCTAGTGCTGACCTTTTCTTCAGAGCGAAGGATGATGATAATGTTCCTGTGACAGTTCAGATTCGTCCTACTGTTAATGGAACACCATCTTCAGATTACTGGTATCCAGAATCTGTTGTGACAAAGTATCCATCTGAGATTAATGTTTCTGAGGCACCAAGTCAAACAAATTCTTCAACATACACAAGATTCACATTTGATTTCCCTGTATTCTTGAAGCCTGGTCTATATGCTTTGGTTGTGTTGACTGATTCTCCAGAATACACAGTATGGGAAGCAGAGAAGGGTGGCACAACAACAAACAACGAATTTGTTGCAAATCAACCTTATCTTGGCACACTATACAAATCTCAAAACACAATGGAATACGTTCCATTCATTAATGAAGATTTGATGTTCAGTTTGAATCGTTGTGTATTCTCTACATCAACAGCAAACTTCTCACTACAAAGTGAGCAACTAACATCTCCATTGAATGTTGATAAAGTTCGTTACATTGAAACATCAATTATTCCTTCAGATTCTGTAACTAGACTGACACATAGTATTGCTGGAACAACATCGTTGGATGCAAAAGAAGCCACATTCCGTGCTATTAGTCCACATCAGATTTACTCTTATGGAACAGATGATTTGTATCAAGTTGGATTCCGTAGAAAGAAACTTGGTGACCAAAACGACTTCACCGTTAATTTGCAAATGTCTACCACAAACGATGCTGTTTCTCCAATCGTTTCGTTAGAAAGCACATTCTTGAACGTGTGGGAAAACTTTGTTGACAATGCGGAAATTAATGCTGAAGATTTTACAATCATTGCTCCAGGTTCCGGTTACAGTAACGCCAACACAATCACAGTTACCAGCGCACTTGGTTCTGGTGCTAACGCCAACGTCCGTGTTGATGCTAATGGTAACGTAATTGGTATTCATGTGACTTCAGGTGGTTCTGGTTATTTGGATGATTTCACAATTTCATATTTCACACATCCATCAACACCAGCAACTATTGTATTGAATAGTGAATATGATTCTTCTGGTGGTCCATGTCTAGCACGTTACATCACTAAGCCAATCAAGTTGGCTGACGGATATGACGCAGGTGACTTACGTGTGTTCTTGGGTGCTAACAAGCCAGGATCATCCGAAGTGTCTGTATTCTATAAAGTGTTGGCTGATTCTGATACACAAGATTTCAAAGATAGACCATATCAGAAAATGCAATGTATTAATCCAACAACTACACCTTCGTTGGATGATTCATATCGTGAATATGAATATCGTCCATCTGCTACAGTAAATCAGGTGACATATACATCCACAAATGGAGTTACTTACGACACATTCAAGACTTTCGCTATCAAGATTGTCTTGACCTCAAGTGATCCAGCGATTGTTCCTTCAGTTAAAGATTTGCGTATCATCGCAACACCAGCAGAATGACAAACTTTCTAAAGGTCGAAGGAACAAATTTTGTCAAAGATACCAGAACGGGCGCCCTGTTGATGACGGGACGCTCATCACTGGTTGAGAATGAAGCCAGAAAAAAACTGGCACAAAGATTAAATGGCAAAAACGAAGAGATAAATAACTTAAAATCTCAGGTTGATAGTTTGTCTACAGATATCCAGGAAATTAAATCTCTATTAACCTTATTGTTGAAACAGAGTAAAGAATAATGTCAATTAATAACATTACAAGAACCAATACTATTGATGAATGGCGCATTCAGACCAACCAGTCTGCTGGTGAATTGAATAAACTTGAAACAGGAAACTACACAAAAACAGCAGGAACTTTGCGTGTGCAAGGTGTCTCGAACGTTGTTATTGATGCACAAGGAACTGCTCTTCAAGTAACAAACACAGCGTTGTTTAGCACCAACGTAACCGTGGGTAAAGAAATTTCTTTGGGTGCAATTGAAACTGCCACAGGTAATCTTAGCGTTGGTGGTGTTGTTTCTGTTTATGGTCCAAATACCGCATTGTATGTTGCTAATGGTGTTGTTTCTAATGGTAGCGTTATAGTAAAGAATAATATTGTTGCTAACAATTTAACAGTAAACTCAAATACAGTTGTTGTTGGAACAGCAAACTTGGGTTATCTTGGTGTTGCAAATTCTGGTGTATTTGGTAAAAACGTTTCTGTTGGAACAACACTATCTGTCACAGGAAATACAACAGTCGGTAATTTGACTACCGCTAACATGGTATATGCTGGTACACTACGTACAGAAGGTCGTGCTGACATTGGTGGAGCATTCCGTTCAACAGGTATTGCCACATTTGATGATGATGTTTCTGTGGCAGGTGATTTCAGAGTTGATGGAAATTTCAGTTTGTCTGGTGATATCGTTTATGATACAGACACATTCATTCTAAGTGCAAATACTCCTGTCACTTCAGGATATGCATATGTTGGTGTCAATAGAGGAAACACATTAAGCACACTTGGAACTTCAAACGCTAATGCTTACATTAGATGGACAGAGAATGACAAGTTGTGGCAAATTCGTGATGTTGATAATGCTGATAATACGACAGCATTCTCCAAAATTCTAACTGCTAATAATATTAGCGCAAATTTACAATCTGTTGCAAACACAAACTTCCCATCAACATGGGTTGCTAAGAACTATGCTGATAACAGCACAATCGGACCATACCTTAAGGCTAATGCTGCCTTTGCAGTAGCGAATGCAGCCTCAAATACATTTGTGGGAACTGATGCATCTTCTGCATCAGCATCTAATGGTTCAGTCACATTTAGTAGTGGTAATGGTGTAACAGTTAAAGGAAGCGGAAGCACACTAACTGTTAATACTGCACAAGATTTGCAGACTACAGCATCACCAACATTTGCCTCTATGACATTGACTGCTCCGCTAGCAGTTACACAAGGTGGTACAGGCGCACAAACAGCAGGCGGCGCTTTGACAGCATTGTTGCCAAGTGGCACAACATCTGGTTATGTTTTGACAACTGGTGGTCCTGGTAACTTCTATTGGGCAGCAGGTGGTGGTGGATCAGGTGGTAGTGCTATTCCTGGTACAGCAATCAATACATCTAGATTGACATATACCGCATCAGCAGGACAAAACACATTCTCTGCTCCGGTATTTACTGCTGGTTCAGGACAATTGAAGTTGTTTATCAACGGTGTTCGTCAACATGCAGACTTCACAGAAACAACAACTACACTAAGCACAGTAGCATGTACAGGTTCGGCTGGTCAGTTTAGTTGTTCATCAACATCATTGGCACTGGATCAAGCGATTGTTATTACTGGCGCTTTAACAGGAACAGCAACAATCAGCCAATACTACACAGGTAAAGTATATTATATTATTGCAACAAACGGCACAACAAC